TTATGATGAAATTCAGTCTCATCGTGATTCGGTAGAACTTTCTGTTCTTTTGCAGCGTTATGCTCAAGGTGATGAGACTGCTCTTAATAAGGTTCAAGGTGTATATGAAGATATTGTTGATTCTCCTAAAACGCTTGCTGATATTTATGAGTATGTTAAAGACGCTGAGAATAGTTTTAATAATTTACCCCCCGGACTCAGAGATCTTTTCAATAATTCCCCTGTTGAATTCTGGCGGCAAGCCGGAACGCCTGAATTTCTTGAGAAGTTTGATAAATTTACTGCTGCCGAAGGATCTAAGAAAAAGGCAGCTAATAGCTCTAATAATAGCGGCAGTAATAACGATGGTAATTCGTCTAGTGGAAATGGAGGTACTTTGAATGAATAGGAATCAGAATTCACATTTTTCTAAAAATCCGCAAGTTGATATACAGCGTTCGAGGTTTGATCGTTCGCATAGTGTTAAACTTTCCGGCAATGTTGGCGACCTTATTCCTTTTTATTGTGATGAGGTTTTGCCCGGTGATACATTTCAGATAGATACTTCTAAGCTTATCCGCTTACAGACCCTTGTTACTCCTGTTATGGATAATATTTATCTTGATACTTATTATTTTTTCGTTCCTTGTCGTCTGGTATGGGAGCATTGGCGAGAGATGATGGGTGAAAATACTTCTGCCCCTTGGTTTCCTGAGGTTGAATATTCCGTTCCGCAAGTTACTTCTCCGGTTCGTTCTGGTAGTGGTTCTGAATTCGGCTGGGCTGAAGGTACTATTGCTGATTATATGGGAATTCCTCCTTATATTGGTAATCTTTCTGTTTCTGCTCTTCCTTTCCGTGCTTATGCTTTGATATGGAATGAATGGTTTAGGGATGAGAATTTGCAGACTCCTCAGTCTGTTCCTGTTGGTGATGATGTTACTGCTGGTTCTAACGATTCTTCCGGTCTTTTTCAGGCCGTGAGAGGTGGTTATCCTTTAAAAGCTGGTAAGTTTAGAGATTACTTTACTTCTTGTTTACCTTCTCCTCAGAAGGGTCCTGATGTATTATTGCCGCTTGGTCATGTTGCGCCTGTTGTTTCAGGTAGTACTTTAGCTAATGGATATGGCTATGTTGATCCTGAATTTTATAATAAGCAGTTTAAGAATCCGTCTTCTTCTGCGTTAATGGCTTCTTCAATGGCTTTTTATGGTCTTGCTCCTGGTGAAACTGAGCTTACTGAGTTGGGTGAAGGTCGGAATGGTTCTTTAGTTGCTTTCAATGGTCGTCTTGGCGATAAGGTTGATTCTGGTACTCAATCGAATTTGTCTCTTTTTCCTGCCAATTTATGGGCAGATCTTCAAAATGCTACCGCTGCTACTATTAATCAGCTTCGCTTGGCTTTTCAGATTCAGAGGATATATGAGAAAGATGCCCGAGGTGGTACGAGGTATATTGAAATTTTGTCTAATCATTTTGGCGTTACTTCTCCTGATAGTAGGCTCCAGCGTCCTGAGTACCTTGGTGGAAACCGTATGTTAATTAATGTTAATCAGGTCGTTCAAAATTCTGAATCGGCGACGACTCCTCAGGGCACTACTACTGCATATTCTTTGACCGTTGATACTCATTCGGATTTTACTCAGTCGTTCGTTGAACATGGATTTTTGATTGGCCTTTGCGTGGCTCGTTATGATCATACTTATCAATGTGGAATTGAACGCTTTTTTAGCCGTAAAAGTCGCTTTGATTATTATTGGCCGTCGCTGGCCAATATTGGCGAACAACCTGTATATAATCGTGAAATTTTTGCAGATGGCACGGCTGCCGATGATGGCGTTTTTGGCTATCAAGAGGCTTGGGCGGATTATCGTTATAAACCTAATAGGGTTTGCGCTGAAATGCGTTCTATATCGAAAAAATCTCTTGACGCTTGGAATTTGGCTGACGATTATGCTGATCTTCCAAAATTGTCGCCTGAGTGGATCGTTGAGGATAAAACTAATGTAGATCGTGCGTTAGCTGTTACGTCTTCTGTTGCTAATCAGTTTTTTGGTGATTTTTATATCAAAAATCTGTGTACTCGCCCTATGCCTGTATTTAGCATACCAGGTTTAATAGACCATCATTAATATTTTTAGATTTATTTTAATTTACTTCTTGACATTTTGATTTATTTAGTGTATAGTTAGATTATCAAGTGAAAGGAGATTTGAAATAATGAAAAAAAGATCTGTTGAAGGTTATGAGATTGGTAGTGATTTTATTTCCTTTTTTACGAACGAAGGAGAAATTATTGTTTCTTTTAATAAATTTCAGTTAGATTGCGTTTCTGCTGAAATTAAAGATTATGGTTATAGCCCTTCTCTTTTGAATGTAATATGGGAGGTAGAACATGAAAATTAAATTTAAAGTTTTTGGAGAACATGGTTTTTATACTAATGTTGTTTTGGATCCGTCTGATCCGTGTATGTCATATGGTACTTATCGTCGTCTGATCCGTGAAAATAATGGTTTAATTCCGTTCATTTATGATCCGTCTTGTCTTTTGCGGACTAATCCTTATATTTTTGGTAATCCTGATGTATATTTGCCTTATGATTGCTCTTTTTAGGCTTTGGAGGCCTTTTTGGCCTCCAGCTTGCAATATTTCCTTATAAGCTGCCCTGGCATAAGCAGAGCGATGCCCTTGCCAGGGCTCTAATTTCATTTTTAAGAGGTGTTATTATGGCTATGTATGATGATTTACTTAATTCTATAAAAGAATCGTCTGCGGCTAACACAGCGCAGTCTCAGGCTTTCGCACGTGAGGAGATGCAGTTTAATGCTGAGCAAGCTGCTCTTACTCGTTCTTGGCAAGAGAATATGTCCAATACAGCCCATCAGAGAGAAGTAAAGGATTTGATCGCCGCTGGTCTTAATCCCATTTTGTCTACTGGTGGACAAGGAGCCGCTACTCCTTCCGGTGCTACTGCTACTGGTAAATCTGGTAAAGTTGATGAGTCTTATTCTTCTGCTATAGCTGGTTATCTTCAGTCTTTAATTGCTTCTGCTACGCAAATTAATGCTGCGCAGATTAGTGCTAATGCTATGCTCGGTTCTGCTTCTATGAGTGCTGCTGCTTCCCGGTATGGTGCAGATCGCAGCTCCGCCGCTTCTATTTTAGGTTCAACGCTTTCGAGTAGTGCTTCCCGGTATGCTTCTAATAAGTCTTATGCAAGTAAGCGCGACTTTCCTTCAAGTCCTTTCTCCTTGCTTGGTTCAGTATATCAAGGTTATCAGAAGTATATTGGCCAACCTTTTGCGAACTTTATTAGTTCTTTATTTAAAAAGTAGTGTATACTGTCCTATAAATAGGACAGTGCATTAGTCAGCCCAATTACCCTCTTGATGTAATTGGGCTGACTGACACCTTTTTGAAAAAAAGTAGTCTGACGTTGTATTTATTTTAGAATAATATTAAAATATTTATTGAATTTAAAACACTTATTAAACGTTTATAGTTTATATTATTAATATGAATTTTGCCGTTTTTTCCGGCTATGAGGTATATTATGGATTATCTTGTTAGTTTATATGATGTTTATAAAGATGATTATGTAACTTTTCACTTTTATAGTGATTATGACGTTGCTTCTGATGATTTTTATGTCGATCTTGATGAGGCCGCATCTGATCGCGGTATAGATTTTTATCTTGTTAAAGAAGTTTTCGAAGGTTTTTGAAATGTGTAAACATCCTTTAAAAGGTTTTCCTGTAGGTATTTGGCCTGATTCTGGTAAACCTAAATATAAGATTGTTTCATATAACACTGATTTTGTGCGCTTTGATGGTGATTATTGGCATGCTCTGCAAGGTGTTCCTTTCGGTGATTACGTTTCTGAATTTATTGAAATTCCTTGTGGACAGTGTATTGAATGTCGTTTGCAGTATGCCCGTGATTGGGCTAATCGTTGCATGCTTGAAGCTCAGTATCATGATGAGAATTGGTTCTTAACTTTAACTTATGATGATGATCATCTTCCTGATCGTCATGAACTTGTAAATTGTGATACTGGAGAGATAGTTCCCTCTCCTATTGTATCGCTTAATAAGGACGAACTTTCTTCTTTTATGAAGCGTCTTCGTAAAAATACAGGTCAGAAGATTCGTTTTTTTGGTTGCGGCGAATATGGTGATGAGACCCACAGACCTCATTATCATGTTATTATCTTTGGTTTAAAGCTTAATGATTTAAAGATATATAAAACTAATTTTCGTGGAGAGATCTTATATAACTCTCCTACTATTGATAAAGCTTGGCAGTATCGAGGTCATGCCGTTTTGGCTGAGTGCTCATGGGATACTTGTTGCTATGTGGCTCGTTATGTAACTAAAAAGTTGAAGGGTAAATCTTCTTACATTTATGAAGATTTAGGTATACAACCTCCCTTTGTTCGTATGTCTCGAGATCCCGGCATTGCCCGTTATTATTATGACGATAACAAAAGTAAAATATATGATTATGATAAAATTTTACTGTCAACTTCCGTCGGCGGTAGGTCTTTCAAGCCGCCTCGGTATTATGATAAGTTGTATGATGTGGAGTATCCTTCTGATATGGCCGCCATAAAATTGAATAGGCAGTATGTCGCAGAGAAGATAAAAAATAATAAGTTAAAGAGAACAGGTCTAAAGTATCTTGATTTGTTGGCCATTGAGGAGGATACTCTTATCAACCGTCTTGGTCATCTCAAAGAAAGGAGTAAAATATGAGACGAAGAAGAATGAGTAGGCGCAAAGATAAGAGAGTTTTTGCCCGAACTGCTGGCAAGACTAAACAAATTAATGTTAAACCCGGAGAATGGAGAGGAGGCATAAGATTATGAAATATGGTTTATATACTATGAAAGATGAGAAAGTGGGTTATCTTCAGGTAACGCAGGATGTTAATGATTATACTGCTATTAGGAATTTTACCCATGCTATAACTCAAGAAGGATCTTTGTTTAATTCTAATAAAAGTGATTTCAAGCTTTATAAGCTTGGTGAGTTTGATTCTGCTACTGGTGAGATAGTTCTTTGTTCTACTATTGAGCTTGTTTGTGATGGAGGTAGTTTATAATGGATTATCGTACCCAATTTGATGATCATGAAAGGTTTATATGTGAGTCTGGACGTGAAGAATATGAAGTATATACCGTTGATGATGATGGCAATCCTGTTGTGTCTGGTTTGAATAATCGTTATGATGAAATTCAGTCTCATCGTGATTCGGTAGAACTTTCTGTTCTTTTGCAG